CCCCCCGCAAAAAAAAACCCCCCCCCCGCAAGGGGGGGAGGCAAAAAAAAAACCGCCTACATTGTCTGTAAGCGGTTTTAGCGAACGTTGATCTTCTCAATCTCTGATAAAAGAAGCTCTATACATTCCCCGGACTCATTTTTAATCGTGACCGATTCCTCGGCGAGCGTGTCGCAGTTTGGAATAAACTCCTCATCAACACAGATGCCTTGATATATCTTGCCATCAGTGTCAACGACCTGCAAGACCTGCCCGCCCAAAGCCCCATACTCCTTATGCAGTCCGGCCATAGTCAAACTCATATCTCTCCCCTCCTCGGAACACAATGTATCCCCTTATTGCCAACGTGTACGGTCGATTGCTCGGTCAGCAACTCGGTGCCACCGACAAGGACGTGACCTATCAGCCCTTTGTGCTCGATTAGTACCTTTTTATTCCAATCTCCCTGCCTTGTTTTGCCAAGAGCCCCCTGATGCATGGCCTCAACAATGTGCGGCAAAGGGATAAGCTCCTCGTAATAGCTCCGCCCCTCCTGGTACAGCTTACTTGACTTGGTATGCAGCTCTTGCCGTGTTGTAAACTCTTTCGTACAAAACGGAGAGCGAATAAAGTCCCATACTCGCTGTTCATGGGCTTCCGCTGTTTCTCCTGGCAAGCGCCGCGCAAAGTCCTCTATGTTTATTTTACCATCGTGCAGGAAGGATTTCAAGGATTCTGGGATATTTTCAAGCCGCCCTTTCAGCTTTGCGCCGCTGTACCCCCGCGCCTTTGCTGTCCAGCTGTCACCTGCCCGCACGGCCTTCTCCCCATATATGCCAAGGAGCATCTGCCGATGATGCAGGCTGACGCTGTCAAGATACTCCCTGCCGCCCTCTTCGACACGGTCAATCGGCATTTCGTTGTCGATCGTCCCGCGGATAACGGGCTTCAGGAAGCACATACAGTGCGGGTGCGCCGGCAAACGCGGCACCTTATCCTTCGGAAATATCCCCGGCCCCATGCCGTAGAGATTCGCTTTGGCGTATAGATCGCAGATGTCATAACGCGGATGCCTCCCCGAGAGTCGCCACTGATAGGCGATGCAGTCGTCGTTGTTATCCCATTTGAGCAAAAATCCGTCTTGGTATGCCCGTGCCATCTCCGTCCGCGCGATGCGATCCGCAAAGTAGCGCGTCCGCTCCTGCGTGGCAGCATATATCGCTTTATTCAGCGCTTTTTCGTTTTGATCCTCCAGCGCATCGACAAGTTGCGAATATGCTGCACGCATGCCAGCGGTTGTGCCCTTTGCAATCTGCCGACGAATGGGCTTTAGCGCGGCCAATATCTCGCCGCGCGAGACACCTGCACGACGAGCAACCTGCGTCAAGTCCTGCAGGAATTTCGGAAGGGACTGTGTCGGGATAATGCCCGCTTCCTGGTACCCGTCGAAGATCGCAAGGCTCGCCTGTCGGTATGTGGCACTCCTTTTGATCTGCTCCGAGATCGTCCGAGCGACCAGTTCCCGCACAAGGATTCCCCCGCGCGTCGTGCGCTCCGAAAGCGTCAGATTATCGGGCGTCCAGGACTGCGTAAACAGGCGATCCGTGATGCCCTGCGGCAGTGCCTCGCCATATCCGCGCTCCGCCTCTGCACGTATTTGATCGATCAACTCGCCAAACAGTATGCGCATGACCGGATATTCGCGATATGCTTGCCGTACAGCGAACGGCACAGCGTAGCCCTCCGCGATCAGCGCACGGATGCGCCGCTCAAATGCGTCTATCTCCGCCCGCGTCGCTGTCTGTCTCATCGTCCTCGTCTCCGTAGGTCTGCGTCTGCTCTATAACGGCGGCCGCGGCTTCGAGCTCGCTGATAATCGCGTCATACGTCGCGGGCTCGAGATTCGGCAGGTATGCTTCGAGCACCTTGCGCGCAACCTCCACTTGATATGTTTTGCTGTCAAGCCCAAGATCAAGCGCCGCCTGTGCCTGCGCAAGCCCGTCCGCAACATCCGAAATTTTGAAGTCGCGCGGATATTCGCAGATGTAGCCGATCGCCTCACCCGTCCAGGCCTCATAGAGTGCGACAATAGCTTTCTCGGCCTCCTCGCACTGGATCGCAAAGTCGACGAGCCGTTGATTCGTCCGCTCGAAGTCCCACTGACGCGCGACGCCGGATTTCGCTGTCTGCACGCCGATGACTGAGTCGATGCCGCTCATGCGATACATCTCCCCGATGAGTCGGTCGATCTGGTCGGTCAGTACCTGTGCGGGGGCCGCATCCGGGGATATGTAACTCGGCGGGTGCTGACTCTCGGGCGGATAGGTGAGTACGTTGTTCGTGCCGATTGTGATATCCGTCGCGCCGTTGTCTGGCATAACCAAAATACTAAACGTTTGATTCTGCAGTATCTGCGTGTGCCAGCTGCACAGCTGATAGACGTAGTAATTGGTCTGCGCGACGGACAAAAACTCCGGTGGCGGCAGAGCCTCCATCGGATCGTTACTGCGCCCAAACCACTGCACGACCGGGAGACGCCCAAGACCGTGCTCCCCCTGCCGGATGATCTGCTTGTTTTCGTCCGCGACCGCCCAGGCCATTTCGGTCCAGGTGTAATACCGCGTCTTGGTCTTATCCTCCGAATCCTTGATAATGCTCTGATACCCAAACTCGACCATGCGGCCGTGGTCGTCAAAGCGCCAATGCGTGACCTCGCTCGGCAGCACGTGCGCAAGATACGGCAGCGCACGCTTATCAAGGCTGTCCTGCACGGTCTCGCCGATCTCCGGCTCGTTGTTGACGATGACGTAGACAACGCCATAGAGCTTTGCCATGACGGCGAGGCGGCGAATGTAGTTCTGCAAGTCTGCGCCGGTACGGTCGGAGTCATCCAGAAACACCTTGAATTTTGCCGTGTCCGTATACTCGCGCTTGATCTCGTTGCGAAAGATCGGATCCACAGATGCGTTGACGATCGGCCCTGTGTAGTTGAGGTAGTACGCGAGCTTTTTGCGCTTGACGTAATTCTCCGAGCTTTCGCGGGCATGCCGCACCAGTGCCCCGCCGTCCTTAAACTGCCCGTCGCCATAGTATGCATCGCGCAGGAGCTGATAGGTATCTGCCATTGCGTTGATGTCCAATCGTGTCCCTCCTCAGTAGATATTTGCGCGGCGCGCCTTGATGCGCTCTCCTGCCGCGAGTTGTTCCGTACCGTAGCGCACCGCGTCAATCGCATGGTTGTCTTTATCCGGATACGCCGATATAAATTGCCCGTCCCTGTTGCGCTCGTACTCGTACCCAACAAATTCACGGTACGTGTTCGGCGCGCGGCACTTATCGATGTAGATGTGTCTGCGCCCCTGCAGCCAGTGGATACCGTAATCGACGGAATCAGGCCCCTTGCGTGCCGCCTGCACATTGAGTCCGAGGCTGCGCATCTCCGCGATGCTCTTAGGCTCCGCCGAATCTGCGGTCAGGTGATGCCCGTAGAGACGCGGCAGAATCTTCCGCGCTGCATGGGCGTTGCTCAGCCGCTGTTCGTAGATTTCGTCGAAGATGTATAAATCCTCGTGTTTGGCGTCATAGTGCATCGCGACAAAGGCCAGCGGGTCGACCGCAAAGCCGAAGTCAAGGCCAAAGTAGCGGCGGTCAAAGAGCGCTATATCTGCATCGCTCAGCTCCACGCCCTCGACGTTATCAAATACACTGCCGCCCGTGCCCGTGACCTCACCGAGGTATTCGTGCCGGTACAACGTCTCATTCTTTTCTTTGAGCCGCTCTGCCTCCGTGATGAACTGCTCTCCAAGCCATGCCGGGGGAACATCCAGATACGTCGAACGGTGCACAACGCGGTCATCGCGATCGAACAGTGCTTCCTCATTGACCCAGTTATTACGGCTTTTAGGCGGATTGTACGAATAAAACACCCAGTAGCGCTCACCGCCGCGCAAGAGCGACTGCAGGAGACTTCGGATCTCCTCCATGCCCGTGAACTGGTCGAGCTCCTCAATCCACACGATACCAACGTACCCGAATGGCAGCTTGAGTGACTTGACCTTGTTTCGGTCGTCGACACCGAGGAAAAGAATTTTCTGCCCGGTGCTCTTGTGCTCAAATGACAAAGGGCTCACCCGTGCCGCAAATGCATCGGATAAGCCCAGCGCGTTGATTGCCCAGTCCACTTGGTTATAGACACTGTTGCGCAGCGTATTCGCGACCTTGCGCAGCACGACCACATGACAAAGCGGATTCTGCAGGAGGCCGAGCAGGATAGAGAGCGATGCAAAGCTCGACTTTGTGGATCCGCGCCCGCCTGCAAGCCAATAGTGCGTATAGCGGTGCTCCTGCACATCGTAGAACAAATTATCAAAGCTCGGTGCTATCAGCTCCGCAACATTGACAACCCGCTCACTCATCCGCATCACCTCTCTCGAATACAAACGTGATCGGCGACGCTCTCTCCGTCCGATCCTTGTCAAGGGCTTTCTCTTTCAGCTTGACTTCGCGCTCGCGGAGACGGATGTCAGCGCTCTCGCCGATGGTGTCCAGTAGGATCTTCATCATTTTGGGATCTCCTGCGCAGGCGCTCCGGACGATGCTGCCAAGCACCGCGTCACCGATCGTAAGGCCGTCGTCACGGATGCGCGCCGCGCGCATGATCCCGTTCTTGAGATCTGGATGGAGGTCTTTCAGCGAGAGCGAAATCGCCTCCCTGAGCGCCGTGCGCAGCGCTTTCTTGCGACGGCGGGACTCACCGCTCTTGATGCCGCCCTTTCTCCCGTTCTCTCTGGATTCACTCTGGCTTCGGGCCGACCCAGGAATCAGATTCTGCTCGTTCGCCATCTACACGCTCACCACCTGCCTTTAAAAATTTATATCTCCTACCGACGACCTATAAAAAATCACGAAAATTTATGTTTCACGCATACAAAAAGGGCACTGCCGCAGCTGTGCCCTCCGAGAATCCGCCTCAGCATCTTCTCTTTCCAGCTTATACTATATCACAGATCGAAGGGGGCTTTCTGGGGCCAATTTTTCAAATTCGCCCATCGCCCTTCCATGCAGTCGTTTAATCCAACGATAGTTATACCGCAGATCAACAGCAATTTCCTCTAACGTCTGCCCCTGCAAATATCGGCGATGCAGCACCTCCCGATACCGCCCGTCAGCAATCCGCTCAATCAGTACCTTTGCTTCCTTGCGCAGCGCAATCAACTTATCCCACTGCGCATTCAGACGCTCCATGTACCCCTCAATCGCCGCGATCGCATCCGAAAGGTCACCAATCCTGCCTCCGGTGACCTTGTCTGCGTCATACTGAATCGCCTTCAGATGCAGGATGTCGGCTTTTGCCTGTTCATACTCCTGTTCAAGACGTTTCAAGTCTCGCTCAGCATCACGGACGCGCCAGAGATATTCCTTTGCTGTCATTCGCTCCCTCCTCCGAGACAATCGGGATTCTCGTAGATATTCCCGACTACTTCGAGCTCCAGTTGGTAAAACTCTCCGATGGGCGTCATTACATTGTCATACTCAACGCAATATGAAGTACTGTCCTCGTTAAATAAAACAACGCCTCGATCCTCCTCATAGCCGCCGATCTCAAGGATATCTCCCTCGTAAATCTCAACGCCGGATTTATCGTCTACACCAACATACTGCATTAGCTGCACGTCGTCCAAAAAGAACCCTTTGATCGGGTTGTATTGCACCGTCACTCTCTCACGTCCATGAAAGTTTATAGCCTCTACTGGATACATGGCTTTTGACGCAGGGTCCCACGCCCTAAATTTTATCTCTCGCATTTTGCACCAACTCTCTGTCTCATCATGTTCAATACCTCTTTGCTGATTTCAGGCTCCTCGCGCTCCATTGTCCGCGCCATCATGCATCGCATACTCGCGTTGATAATGTGCGTATCACTCTCATCCCCTGCAAGCCACATCGAGAGATGCCGCAGAGCCCGTACTGCGTGTTCCTTTGCTGGGATATCCCGCCACGTTTCGCCCGGATGCTTCTCTGCGCCCGCTGTCAACCCACTAGCGACCTCATCCAGCCACTCAAAATCAATGTATCGGTATTCATTCGGCTCCGCGCTCTGCGGATATTTCTGCTCTGCCATTTCTCTGCCTCCAATCACCCAGCGCTATCCGGAATAACATCCGCAAAGCGTTCCTCCTCGAATCTCGTCAGCGGTGCAATCAATCCTCCCGCAGGTACCGCAGCAATAATATCCGGATTAACCTCCATGCGCAGTGGAGATCTCCGACTCGCAGACGCATAAATTCGTACCTGCGCTTTGCGCTGCCGGAGATAATCAACAAGTTCGGACAGCCGCCGCGCGTCGAACGCTGCGAAAAAGCTCTGCCCTCCCTTGAGGCCGAGGAGTTCAATCGCCCCCGAAAAGCGGTACTCTACACGCAATCGATCATCACGCACATACGCCGTAAGCCCATCTACGCGCCATACCAGCAAGATGCACTCCATAATGCGGGGGTTGGGCGCACAGGCAATCGCCGCTTTCAGCACGGCATGAAATTCCGCCAGCTCGTCTGCATCCGCCGTTGCATACGGCTCGTTACCGCGAAGCTCCGGCAGAATCTTGCTGTAATCCGGAATCTGCGCATCCTCAATGGCGAGATTGCTCGTCACATCAACTGCGCCCTCTCTGCCGGACGGATCCTCAACCCAGATGCAACTGTATCGATTTGAGGCGTAGGCGCGCCCTTTCTGGTAATGGATCGCTGACTGCGCCCCATCTTTGCCCAGTACCTTCTTCACGTTCTTCATAAATGTCAGCATAGTAAGTCCTCCTTATCGCGCCTTGTAGCGCTCTATCCTTGCTTTGACAGCATCCAGCATGCTGTCCTGCCCGGCGGCCTTGCCTTCCAGTGCCCGCATCACGTCTTCGTCAATCGTCCCTTTTGCGACAAGGTGATGCAGCACAACGGATTCGCTCTGTCCCGGACGATGCAGACGCTTATTCGTCTGCTGATATGCCTCGAGGCTCCATGTCAGCCCGTACCAGATGGCGATGTGCCCACCGCGCTGGAGGTTGAGGCCGTGCCCCGCGCTCTGCGGATGCACTAGCAGAAGCGGTATGCGCCCTGCGTTCCAATCGCGAATATCCTCCGCCGTCTTCAGTTCCCGCGCTTTTGGGTATTTCCCCCGCAGGCGCTCAAGGTCATGCCGATAGCTGTAGATCACCATGACACTCTTGCCCTCGTTGCAGCTGATGATCTCGTCCAACGCCTCAAGCTTCGCCCCGTGAATCTGCACAACTTCTTTTTCTGCGTCGTAGACAGATCCGTTTGCCATCTGCAGCAATTTGTTTGTCAGCGCGGCAGCAGATACAGCAGCGATGTCCGTATCCCCGATACTCAAGACAAGCTCCTTCTCCATTTCGCGGTATCGCTCCAGTGCCTCATCCGGCAGCTGCACCTTCACGACGTTCTGCATCAGCGGGGGCAGGGTCAGATAGTCCTTGCTCTTCATGCTGACGCAGATATCTCCGATCCGCTTGTAGATTTCCTTATCGGCACCGGGACGCAGATCATAGCTGTATACGACATATCCGTTTTGCTGCCCGGGACGAAAATACCGCTCACGGTACTCCGTCAGTGTCCTGCCGAGCCGTTCGCCGCGATCGAGGAGATACAGCTGACTCCAAAGATCCATCAGACCGTTGGGGGCAGGCGTCCCGGTCAAAAGTACGACGCGCTGTATCAGCGGACGCACCTTCCGCAGCGCCTTGAATCTCTGTGACGCAGGATTTTTGAAACTGCTCGACTCGTCAATCACCACCATGTCAAATGGCCACTTGTCACGGTAGTAACCGACCAGCCACTTAACCACATCGCGGTTGATGATGTAGATGTCCGCATCTGCCCGCAGTGCCGCCTCCCGCGTCGCCATATCGCCGACAGCAATGGAGATACGCAGATTCCGCGTATGCGCCCATGTCTCACACTCGTCACGCCACGTGCTCAGTGCCACACGCAGCGGAGCGATCACAAGCACTTTGCGTACGGCAAAGCGGTCGTACATCAGCTCATCGATCGCTGTCAGCGTCGAGACCGTCTTGCCCATGCCCATATCCAGCAGAAGAGCAACGGCAGGTGTGTCGATGATCCGCCGGATCGCATACTCCTGATACGGACGCGGTACGAACTCCCTACGCATCGATGAAAAACTCGCAGAACGTGCGGATATCGGCATCCGAGCGGATCACGCAGATCGGAAAGCCCTTCGCACGAATCTCTCGGTGCGCCGCTTCCTGCGACTTCCGGAGTTTCCCTCCCGGACGCTTAATCTCTGCAAAGACTGCCCGACCTCCAGGAAGAAGCACGATGCGATCGGGCACGCCGACGCGCCCCGGGGAAACGAATTTCATAGCGAGCCCGCCGGCTTCTTTGACCGCCTTCACGAAATTCCGTTCGACTTGTTTTTCCGTTATTGTTTCGGCCCGCCGAAACAGCCCTGAAAAAATATTTTTCATTTTTCCTCCTCCGCCTCTTGACAAGGCAGATCGTTTTGTGTTACGCGCGTGCGCACCCGCGCAGGCGGGCGCGACACATTTACGGATTTA